TGGTTTGGTGGTGGTAGTACTCCAGCAGTAGTAGCAACAGTAGACCGTATAGATTTTTCTAATGATACTGGAACAGCATCACCAAGAGGAGGAGCATTAAGTCTTGCTAGGACCCAATTAGCAGCAACAGGAAACTCTAACTACGGTTGGTTTGGTGGTGGATTTGCTTCACCACAGTTTTCAACAGTAGACCGTATAGATTTCTCTAATGATTCTTCTACTGCATCCGTAAGAGGCCCATTAAGTTCTGCAAGATACAAATTAACAGCAACAGGAAACTCTAACTACGGTTGGTTTGGTGGAGGTTCAATTCAATCACCTCCAATAGTAATACTTTCAACAGTAGACCGCATAAATTTCTCTAATGATTCCTCTACAGCATCAGTAAGAGGTCCATTAAGTTCAATAAGAACTTATCCAGCAGCAACAGGAAACTCTAATTATGGATGGTTTGGTGGTGGTAGAATTGACCCTACAACAATAGTATCAACAGTACACCGCATAGATTTCTCTAATGATGCTTCTACTGCATCCGTAAGAGGCCCATTAAGCGTACAAACATCTGCATTGTCAGCAACCGGAAACTCTAATTATGGGTGGTTTAGTGGTAGTGCTGTAACAACAGTAGACCGTATAAATTTCTCTAATGATTCTTCTACAGCATCCGTAAGAGGTCCATTAAGTTCTGCAAGATATCGTCCAGCAGCAACCTCCAACACACCAATAGGATAAATACTTCAAATTACATTATATTCATTATGAACTTATTATCTCAAATTTTAATTGCTCCAAATATCATCAATCAAGAAGGAATTGATGCTCTTTTGAATCATATCAAAACTTCACAGAAAGAAGACCTTTCGGTATTTGACCCAGATAAATCCAATCAAACCAGAGGAACTGAGTGGATTGTAGATAAGAAAACAAGAAATACTCAAATTGCACCAATTGAACCAGTTTTTCCTCAAGTGAATGAACTACTTCATCATATTGTAAAAAATGTCATTAATCCTTTTTATCAATTTGAAGTAAACAGTAGTGAGGTTCCACAACTGTTGTGCTATGGTTTAGGCGGACACTATCAACCTCATATTGATGGTGAAGGTATTTGGACTGCACCAGACCAAACACAAATTTGGAGAAAGACTGTAGACCGTGATTTGTCTATGGTTCTTTATTTAAATGATGATTTTGAAGGTGGAGATTTTATATTTCCTGATTTAAAGATTAAAGTTCGTCCAGAACCAGGACTTTTAGTTTGCTTTCCTTCCAATCGTCATTATCGTCACGGTGTTGAACCAGTCACAAAGGGAAATCGATATTCTATGGTAACTTGGATGACTGTAAAGGGTTTTGAGAGTATGGAGACGCAGTGCAATAATCTTAAATCTAAATACGGAGTATGCTAATTCAATTATGTCAGAACTCAGTTATAGTTGGTCAATTATAAAATTAGAATATATTACAGAAGAAAATAACTTAAGTGATGTAATTAAGACGGTTTATTGGACTTATACAGCTCAAGAAGTGAGTGGAAATCAATACACTGCGAGTTGTAATAATGCATATCCATTACCAACTCCTTCCCCAGACAGCTTTATTGATGTCTCTTCTTTGACTGAAGAGCAAGTAATACAGTGGTTAGAGTCTAGTTTGGATGTTTCTGTATTACAAAATAATCTTGCAAATGAAATTAGTTTAAAATACAATCCTCCAATTGTCACAGATATATTTCCTTGGACTCCAGTACAAGAAATCATAGAATCTCCAGTAGAGCCTCCAGTACAAGAAGTCATAGAACCTCCAGCAGAACCACCTGCGTAATTGACAAGTCGTTTTGATTGTGGTATTATGTAAAATAACAGCGATTTTTTAATCTGGGTATGACATCGTTCGCAAGTCTTGCTATTCAAAATGGTGGAACAATTAAACCTCTGATTATTCCAGCAGAACTCACAAATGGAACTGGGCTTTGTAATCCATCCATTTTTGTAGATGGAGATAAGATTAGAGTAATTGTTCGTCATGTAAATTATACTTTTTATCATTCAGAGAAGAAGTTATTTCAACACGCTTGGGGTCCATTAACTTATGTGCATCCTGAAAATGATATACACTTAAGAACTTGGAATTATTATTGTGAACTTGATGATGATTTGAATATTATACGATATAATAAGATTGATACTTCCAAGTTTCCAGATCAAGAACTCTGGGAATTTGTAGGTCTTGAGGATGCTAGAATCTTTAGATGGAATGAAAAACTATATGTGTCTGGTGTAAGAAGAGACTTGGACACAATTGGAACTGGAAGAATGGAACTTTGCGAAATTGAAGTTCTGGATGATTCTGTAGTAGAAGTAGATAGATTTAGAATTCCTCCACCTAATGATCCAAATTCTTATTGTGAAAAGAATTGGATGCCAATTCTTGACACTCCCTATCATTACATAAAGTGGAGCAATCCTACAGAAGTTGTAAAAGTCAATCCAGAAACTCAAACATCTACTACAGTTCATTTTAGCAATTCAATAGGTCTTCCAAGAGATATAAGAGGCGGTTCTCAAGTAATTACAATTGGGGATTATTATATTGCTTGTACTCATGAGGTTGATTTATTTAATAGTGAGGTAGGAAGAAAAGATGCTAGATATTATCACAGATTTGTAATTTGGGATAAAAATTGGAATATTGTTAAGTATTCTAATGAATTTTCTCTAATGGGTGGAGATGTTGAATTTTGTGTTGGTTTTACGGAATATAAAGGCGACTATTTGATTACCTTTGGTTTTCAAGATAATGCTGCATATGTTTTAAGATTTTCTCTTAAAACATTAGAAAATTTTATGGACTTTTCATTCAGTAAAAAAAATAAAATCGTAGATTGTTTTACATATTTTAATGAAAAAGAATTACTAGAACTAAGAATTAAATTACTTGAAGATAAAGTAGATAAGTTTATTATTTGTGACGCAAATAAAACACATAAAGGTGACTCAAAACCATTTACTTGTATGGAAACTTTAGAAGAACTTAATTTATCTTCTGATAAAATTATTGTTTTAAATGTTGAACTTCCTGGATATGAGGAAGATCCAGATCCCTGGGTTAGAGAAAGACTTCAAAGAAATGTAGCAGAATCTTTTATAGATGATGATGATATTTGCTTTGTAAGTGATTGTGATGAAATTATGAATCCAGATTTAATTGAACATTTTGCAGATGTTGTGAAAAAAAATCCAGATCATATTTTGAGAGTTCTAATGCCATTTTTAATAGGAAAAGCAAATCTCCGTGCATATGATAAGAATGACAATCCTATTGAATGGAATTGTCCTTTCTTTTGTATGAAGCATCATTTAAACGAATATTCTCTTTCTGATATTAGAGAATCTAAAACATTAAATACAAATTCAATAAAGTTCTCTGACTTTTTTATTACTCAGAATGAAAAAATACTAGAAGGGGGTTGGCATTTTAGTTGGATGGGAGATCAGAAAATAAAAGAAAAAAAGGTAAATTCTTTTTTACACTGGAATGAAGTGAGTCTTCAGGAAAATTATGAAGCAAAAGAAAATTCATTAGATCCTTTAGGAAGAGAAGATCACATTCTTAAAAATTATCCAATCAATCTTTTACCATCTAAAATTTTTGAACTTGAAAATGTTTATGAATTTCTATTTCAAGAAAATAAAGATAAAGCATACATACAGCCTAAAAAAATGAATCATATCTATCAGCAATCGCAGTTTGGAGAAAATTGGTTTTCATATCCAAATCTATACAAAAGAATAGTGAATCAATTTCCAACTGGTTCTAAATTTGTAGAAGTTGGGTCATGGAAAGGAAAATCTTCCGCATTTATGGCAGTTGAAATTGCCAATTCAAATAAAGAAATTGATTTTTATTGTGTTGATACTTGGGAAGGAAGTGTAGAACATCAAGAATATGGTGAATTATCAGAACTTTATAATATTTTCATAGAAAATATGAGACCAGTTGAACCATATTATTTTCCATTAAAAATTAGTTCGCTAAGTGCAGTATCAAAATTTAGAGATAAATCGCTAGACTTTGTTTTTATTGATGCTTCACACGAATATGAAGATGTGAAAAATGATATTCTTGCGTGGATACCAAAAGTAAAATCTGGAGGAATACTTGCAGGGCATGATTATTATGTTGGAGATGTAGATTGGTGTCCTGGAGTAAAGCAAGCAGTGAATGAAATTTTTGGAAATGTTGAATTCTCAGAGGATTGTTTTATTGTAAGATTATGAGTAAATTATGTAATTTTCCTGAAGTTTATTGGTTAACTTTAGAGGAATCACACGAACGACAAAAAAGTATTCTGGAGCAATTTGAGAAGTATAATATAAAAAATCATACGATGATTTTTGGGTATAATGCTAAAGAAAATGACTTCACTAATCATCCAAATATAACTGGAAATTTTTTAAACCAGATGTCATCTTGTGATATTGCCTGTACCATATCACATTTAAAAATGGTAAAAGAATGGTATTATAATAGTAATGCACCATATGCAGTATTCTTTGAGGACGACATTAATTTTGAGACAGTTGATTATTGGAATTTTACTTGGAATGATGTGATGAAAAATCTTCCGCACAAATGGAATATAATTCAAATGTGTATGGTAAGAGAACCTCATGCTTTGGAAAATAATGTGCAATTACATTCAAGAACTTGTGCTAACTGGTCTGGAGCCGCATATTTAATTTCTAGAGAATATGCAAAAAGATTGATTGATGATTTTTGTGATGGGGAAAAATATATTCTTCACATTAAAGGTGATCCAAATTCTATTCCATATATAGAAAATGTTATTTTCTTTTTAGGTGAACCAGAATGCTTTACTGTCCCATTATTTACGGAGAAGGTAAAACTACCTTCAAATTTTTATCCCTTTTATACTGATTTACAAACAAAAGAATCAAATTTAAAATCTGAAGAAGTAGTAAGAAATTGGTGGATACAGAATGGAAAAAATAAATCAGTTGAGGAAATTATGGTAAGTGTCAATAGGACTCGCATTATTAATACTTTTGAAAAGAGTGATTTAAATTCGTTAATTTGCAACTTTGTTTATGATTCCGAAGACCCCGAAAATAATTATAAACTAGCAGCTTATTATGAGAGTATTGGGCAACATGCATCCGCAATTTCTTATTATCTCAGAACAGCGGAGAGAGCAACTAGTAAGGAGTTGCAATATGAATGTTTAATTTGTGCATCTATATGTTTTGATTCTCAAGGAACAAGAAATTTTACTGTTAAAGGATTACTACAACATGCAGTTACTATCTTACCTACAAGACCAGAAGCATACTATCATTTAAGCCGTTTTTATGAAAGAGAAAATAATGATGGAAAGTGGAATGATTGTTATATGATTGCTTCAATCGGACAAGAAGTCTCCGATCATAATTCTTATTCACTTAGAACATCTTTGAATTATCCTCAAAAATATGGAATTCTTTTTCAAAAAGCAGTTTCAAGTTGGTGGTGTGGGTTATGTGAAGAATCTAGAAATATTTTTCTTGATTTGAAAAATAATTATGACCTATCAAAGGAATTTTTAGATGCGGTTAATTCTAATTTAGAAAGAATTGGAGGATAAATGAATAGTATTCCGCTAATTGGAACCGCAGTAGTAACTTCTGCTTTTTGGGTGAGTAGATTAATTTACAGTGTTGATTTTTCAGTTGATGAATTTGTAATTTTCAATAATAATGGTAGAGGAGAATTAGAGGAAGAACTAAATGCTCTCACCAAAATAAATCATAAGATGATTAAAAAAATCAGTGTTTGCCATTTGCCATCAAATATTGGTTGTTCAGGAGCTTGGAATTTGATTATTAAATGTTATATGAATTTACCCTATTGGATCATCGTAAATGATGATGTTGCTTTTGAATCTGGAGCCCTTGAAAAAATGTATAATTATGCTTTAGATTCGGAAGTTGGTATAGTTCATGGTAGTTCTGGTAGTTTTGATTTAGGTAGTTGGGAACTCTTTTTAATTAAAGACTGGGTGATTCAAAAGTATGGACTATTTGATGAAAATCTTTATCCAGCCTACTGTGAAGATTGCGATTATATTATGCGACTTATACATAATCCAATTAAAAAGAAATTCTTAGTTGAGAATTCTGATGAGCCTTCTATGTACAAACACGGATTTGGGTCAGGAAAAGATTATTATATTTCTGGAGCACAAATTAAAAGAAGTAGTGATGATTTGTGGAAAAAATTGGAATATTCAAATGAAGTGAATATTGAATATCTTACAAAAAAATGGGGAGAGTATTGGAGAACTTCTTGGCCGACAAAACATCCTTTTGACAATCCTAATATTCCGATTTCTTATACTTCTTATGATTTAAATTTTGTTAGACAGAAACATATGGGGTTTTAATCATTTCCTCATAAAACCAAAAATATGATATAATATATTAAACATTTATAAAGACTTAAAATGAATTTTACAGTTTATTCAAAATCAGAATGCCCCTACTGCTACAAGGTCAAACAAGTTTTAGATTTGACAGGAAGTAACTTTGTGGTGTATAATCTAGGAGAAGACTTTACCAGAGAAGAATTCATTTCTGAATTTGGTTCTGGAGCAACATTTCCTCAAGTTATTTGTGATGATAAAAGACTTGGAGGTTGTATGGATACAATTAAATTTTTGAAAGAGCAACAAATTGTCTGAAAAAAACATAAATACTTCAGACCATAGAAATCGTGGTATTGAAGTACTTTTATATGGAGGAAAACGAAAGCAAACCTATCCTTTCCATATCATTTTTGAAAAGATGGTATGCTTTCTCAAACGGGAAGTATCCATTTATTTTGAATTTTCCTTTTCCATAAGGAAAAAGTAGTTTCCCCGGAGAAAAAAAATGTTAGCAATCAGTTTAGTTTTTGGTTCCTTTATTATACTTCTATTCTTTGTTGTTGGTCTTATGCTTGGATGGACATCCAGAGAATATTTGATGAATTATCAAGATAAGCCAAAATTACATCCTGAGTTTTTTGATCAACATGGTAATGTAATTCCAGATGAAGTGGTTGCTGTAACTTTTCAAGAAGGATTTTTTGATGATGATGACGATGAAGAAGATGATGTCAAATAGTATTATAAATTAACTTATAGAAAACATTATTTTAAATTTTTATGACTTCAGAAACGACTGTGATTAAAAAATCACCAACTGCTAAAATTGCAAAAAAATCTACATCAAAACCAAAGACAGTTGATGTGGCAATTCCAGATCTTCCTGCAAATCCATTTGTATTTGAGATTTTGAATTTAGTTTGTAAGCAACGGACAAATGCTAAAAAAGTAGAAGCACTTAAAAAATACGAACACCCTTGTTTGAAATCACTGTTTATCTGGAATTATGATGAGAGTGTAATTTCTGCACTACCTCCTGGGGATGTTCCTTATGCTGGCCTTGATGAACAGAATTCACTTTCTGGAACTCTAGGTGAAAAAATTGAAGATGCTGTATCCAAAATGCAAGAGCTAGGTTCTAATTCCCTTGGTTCACAGGATCAAGGTAGAGCTTCTCTTCGTAAAGAGTACCAAAGATTTTATAATTTTGTAAAAGGTGGAAATGATGGACTGAGTTCTCTTCGTAGAGAAACGATGTTTATCAATATTCTTCAAGGACTTCATCCACTTGAGGCAGAAATTTTGATTCTTACAAAAGATAAGAAATTGCAAACCAAATACAAACTTACTAAAGAAATTATTGCTGAGGCATATCCTGATATTCAGTGGGGTGGTCGCTCATAATTATAACTTGGAGTTTAGATCATGGCAAATAAAACTAAAGAAATGTCTGAAAAGACTTTAGAAAAAGAGAATCGTATGGAAACGTGGACATCAGCAGAAAAAGAAACTTGCAAGTCTCGCTATGGGTGTGAGATAATGATGCAAAATGCCTCTTATTCTGAAGTGTCTACTACTGAAGTTCCAAGTGATGCTTATATCGTTAAGTATATTATGGATGGTGAAGTTCAATTTGATCTTACTAGAGGGACAAAAACTCGTTTATTTGATATGTATTGGGATAAGTTTCGTGGAGATTTGAAGAGTATTGATTTTGGATGTGGAAAACACAATCCTAAAATGTGGGGCTACAAGGCTCCAGAAAAGAAGAAAAGAAAATAAAGCTTGACTATATAAGAGGTATGGGGTACAATACCCTCACGTTCATCCTTTTATAAGGACGCAAGTAGGTCTGGGACGTTCATTCGCTATTCGCAAATAGCGAACGCAACCCGCCCGAAGGAACGGGATTCAAACATCTCATTCTGGAGGAAAATCAAATGAAAACTCATTTTGTTCGTTATTTAAAAATCAAAGCAAAAAAAGAAAAACTTCTTAAAGATGCTCAATTAAATATGGCAAAGCAATCGCAAGTTGCATGACCGACAGGGGGGATTGACTTTCCCCCTTTTTTTGTGTAGAATGTTTCTGTAAATCGTAAAAAAATGGACAAAGACAAACTTAAACTAATTATTAGAAACTTAGAATTATTAGTTGATTCACTTAAAGCTGAGGTTTATTCTGATATTCCATCATATAAGTATGATGATATTAAACCTATGGACTTGGACTACGATGAAATTATTGATGATAGTAATTTAAATGACTACTAGAGGAAAAGAGCTTCTAAAACTTCTTGAAAGACTTCTCAAACAAGACCACTTATACAGTGATGAACAGTTGAGAGAAATGAAAAAACAACTGCGAGTTCTTAAAGAGGAACTTGCTGAAATTGAGGTAAAAACGTCAAAAGGATTTGGAAAGAAATGAAACCTATTAAAGCAAAAGATCTTATTGAACTTGATAAGAAACTTGAAGTTGTAATGCTTCAGTGCTATGCTGTTCCAGAGCAAATCGTTTATCAAGCAGCAAAATGCGATTACTCAGAGACGCCAATTCATACTCAAAAAATTCCGTCTCCATCTGAATGTGGAAAGTGGGTTGTTGATCAACTCCTTAGCAACGAGAGAGGCCACTGGGGGCCTCTAGAACACCCCGCAATTAGTTTTTCGGTGTCTGGGTATGTTCATAGCGTAATGGTGCAAGCAAGGACGCATAGAGTGGGTGTGAGCTTTGATGTGCAATCACAGCGATATACTGGAAAGCGGGTTGTTAAGGTTGCAAGTGGAGAATTAAATCCTGAAGATGTTTTTTATGTCCGTCCTCCAGGATTTTATGTCAATCGCACTGGCAAAAAGTATGATTGGACACAGGAAGATTATAATGATGAACTTGATTTCATTTATGAAGCATGTAAGCGTTATGCTTCTAAGTATGAGAAAGGTATGTGTGAAGAGCATATTCGTGACTATCTTCCTCAGGCAATTCGTCAGAATTTTGTTCTTTCTTGTAATCTTCGTTCTATTCTTCACATTATGGATCTAAGAGCCAAGCTGGATGCACAACTTGAAATTCAGGCATTATGTGAACAACTTGCTCCTCATTTAGAAAGATGGGCACCTCATATTTGGTCTTATTATGAAGAAAAGCGTCTACATAAGGCACGTCTAAGTCCTTGATAAATAAAATTACTGAATTGGAGTTATAATTTTGCCGACTTATCGCTTTGAAAATACAGAAACTGGGGAAATCTTTGAGAAATGGATGCTTATGGCAGATAAAGAACCATATCTCAAAGAAAATCCCCATCTCAAACCTCTTATTCCAACACAAATGAATGTTGGCGAAGTCGGTGAATGGAGAAATAAATTAACCTCTAAGCATCCTTCTTGGAATACAATTCTAGATCGTGCTAGCAAAATGCCCGGTTCACAAGTAAAAAAACTCTAATATGGCAAGAAGAAAAAGGACGAATGACCAACCAATCGGAGTTGGTTTGACAACCCGTCAAACTAAGCGCAAAAAACCCTTAAGTTCTGAATATCTTGTAGATATAGAACCTCTTACAGATAACCAAAGAAAACTTTTTGAATCATATGCTTCTCAAAAACATCTTGTTGCTTATGGTTGCTCTGGAACTGGTAAGACATTTATTACTCTCTATAATGCTATCAGGGAGGTTTTAGATGAAAGAAGTCCTTATGAAAAAGTATATCTTGTTCGTTCTTTAGTCGCAACTCGGGAGATTGGATTTCTTCCAGGAACTCATGATGATAAGGCAGATATTTACCAAATTCCATATAAGAATATGGTAAAGTATATGTTCCAGATGCCTTCTGATGCAGACTTTGAAATGCTTTATGGAAATCTTAAGTCTCAAGAAACAATTAAATTCTGGAGCACATCGTTTCTTCGTGGAACAACTCTTGATAATTGTATTGTTATAGTAGATGAGTTCCAAAACGCAAATTTTCATGAGCTTTGTTCTATTATTACTCGTGTTGGTGAAAATTGTAAAATAATGTTTTGTGGCGATGCAACTCAATCAGATTTAATTAAAACGAATGAACGTAATGGTATTATTGATTTTATGAAAATACTTCGTGCTATGCCATCTTTTGATATAATTGAGTTTGGTATTGAGGACATCGTTCGTTCTGGTCTTGTTAGAGAATTTCTTATCGCTAAAGAAACACTAAATCTTTAATTTAATGTTCAACCTAAAAGAATATGGGTTAATGATGGTATTGATGAAAAATTGGTGCCTATTGACGAACAAATACCAATCGGTTATAATAAAGGTAGAGTGAGGTTTTAATGACAAATCCCCTAATTGAAAAATATAATGAACTTCATGGTTCTAATACAGTTAGAAAATTTAAACATGTCGATATTGAAATTCCTAAACTGGAACGTGAGACTATTGATGGTGTAAGATATTATACAATTAAAGATGAGAATGAACTTCTCAAATTAGTTTCAATTACTTCTGTCACAAGTCATAAAAATCGCAACTTTTTTTCCAAGTGGCGCAAAAAAGTCGGTGAGGCAGAAGCAGACAAAATTACTAGACAAGCAACCAGTCGTGGTACTGATATGCATAGCCTTGTAGAGCATCATTTAAAAAATGAAGAACTGCCTAAGGTTCAACCATTATCCGAATATCTATTTAAAATTGCTAAGCCTGAATTAGATAAGATAAATAATATTCATGCTCTCGAATCATCCCTTTACAGCAAAGTGCTTGGAGTTGCTGGAACAGTTGACGCTATTGCAGAGTTTGATGGTGAACTGGCAGTTATTGACTTCAAAACATCAAAAAAACCAAAACCTAGAGAATGGATTGAACATTATTTCGTTCAAGCAGCAGCTTATGCCTGCATGTTCTACGAAATGACTGAAATCCCTGTGAAAAAACTTGTAATTTTAATGGCTTGTGAAAATGGAGAATGCGTCATTTATGAAGAAAGAGACAAAACAAAGTACATCAAACTCCTCACCGAATACATTAGAGAGTTTGTTAGAGATAAAATGGAATTATATGGAACCAAATAAAGAACTGGAACGGGTAATTGAAAATAAGTTTCTAACACCTTCAAAGTTTGCTTTGGAGATTGAGAATATTGTAATTTCCGAAGGCATGAATTATATTGATGCCATCGTACATTATTGTGAATTGAATAGTCTTGAAGTGGAATCAATTACAAAGCTCATTTCAAAACCTCTTAAGGAGAGGTTGAAGAATGATGCGATTAATCTCAATTTCATGAAGAAAACTTCAAAGGCTAAACTTCCTATATGAGTCCATTTGAAACTTATACAACCTATCTTTCGATGAAAAGTCATTTTACAAATAGTAAATATGACTTTTTTAAGTATAATGGTAAAATCAGAGCTACAGTCAGCTCTTTTAATCGTCGCAAAGACAAATACTGGTTTGAAAAGACCAGTCGCAAATATTCAGATAAAGAAATTGTAGATTTCTTAGTATCAAACTTCGTAGCAACTGATACACCCAGTAATTTATGGATTGGAGAAATTATCAATTCTGGAGAAAGAACCTACGCAGAGTGGATGAAAAGGCAACAGAGTTTGACTTACTTGTTCAAAGAACAAAGCAACGAATTCTTTTCAGAAACAAAATTAGAAGATGCCTTGAATTGTTCCAAAGGCCATCCTCCAGTTTTAAAGCGTTTCCTGAGCGGCAACCTCTCCATCGAGACCTTGACAATCTATGCTAGAATATTCGGGTTCGGGAAGAGGTTTGACGACAAACTCAAAGACCCTATATGGGAAACCGTAAGTTTGAAAATTAACAAGTACAGTCCTTTTCTAAATATAAATATGTCCCAATTTAAAAAAATTCTAAGGGAATTAATTTATGAGTAAATTTTTTGATTCAGAATTCATTCAACAAGAACTTCGTGAAATTAATGAACTTCAGGAATTTCTTTATGGAAGTATTCTAACTTTTGGTGCGATGTCCCGTGAAGATAAATTGGACCATATTGACAAAATGACTGAACTGCTAGAAAAGCAGAAAATCATGTACACAAGACTTTCTTTGTCTGATGATCCAGACGCTCTTGTAATGAAAGAGAACCTGAAGAAATCAGTTTCTCTGATGGGGTTTGCCCCAGACACTGATATGAATATCTTGTTCAATAATATGTCGAAAACGATACAGTCTCTCAAGAAGTACCTTGACTAATCAAGCAATTCTTGCTATACTGTTCAAGTAAATCTCCCGAATCTAAAACTATCTAAGGTATCTAAATGAGCTTCGCAAATCTTAAAAAGCAATCCAAACTTGGTTCTCTCACCGAAAAGCTGGTGAAAGAAGTCGAAAAAATGAATAGTTCCGCAGGTTCTTCCGATGAGCGCATCTGGAAGCTTGAATGTGATAAGAGTGGTAATGGCTATGCAGTCATTCGTTTTCTTCCTGCTCCTAATGGAGAAGACCTGCCATTCGTAAAACTCTATAGCCATGCTTTTCAAGGCACTGGCGGTTGGTATATCGAAAACTCTCTGACTACTCTGAAACAGAAAGATCCAGTATCAGAAATGAATACCGAACTCTGGAACAACGGAACCGATGCAGGTAAAGAAATCGCCCGTAAGCAAAAGCGTAAGCTGGCTTACATTAGCAACATCTATGTTGTGAAAGACCCTGCAAATCCAGAAAACGAAGGTAAAGTCTTTCTCTTTAAGTATGGTAAGAAAATCTTTGACAAACTGACTGCTGCCATGCAACCTGAGTATGAGGACGAAGAAGCAATCGATCCATTTGATTTCTGGACTGGTGCAAACTTCAAACTGAAAGCCAAGAATGTTGCAGGTTATCGCAACTATGACTCTTCAGAATTTGCTCCAATCTCAGTTCTGAATGGCGATGATGCTGCTCTTGAAGAAATCTGGAAGAAGCAGTATTCTCTTGCAGAACTTGTTGCTCCCGATCAATTCAAGTCTTATGATGAATTGAAGAAGCGTCTTGGTTATGTTCTTGGTTCTAAAGGTTCTTCACGAATTGATGAAGAAGTTTCCGATGAGGAAGACTATTCCAGAGGTTCTGTGAAGGAACTTGATGATGACCTTCGTAACGAACTGAATAACCTGAAGCCAACTCGTCGTGCTTCTGCTCCTGCTCAGGAAGATGAAGATGACGATGCTCTCAGCTATTTTGCTCGCTTAGCCGAAGAGTGAAATCTGATTACTACATCGACCGTGTAAGTAAATCCGAAGCCGCAGAGTTACTTCTGCGGTTTCATTATCTTAAAGACTTATCTAAAGATTTCAAGTCTGGTTGGAACTACGGTCTTTTTAAAAATAATGACTTTTGCCCTTTGAATATTGGTGGACTACAAGGAATTTGTATTTTTACTGGACTTCCAGTTCCAGAAATTGCAAAAGGTGCTTTTGGTCTAGAAAGAAATCAGCAACAAGGATTGTTTGAACTCTCTAGACTTTGTATTCATCCAGATACTCAAGAGGAAGAATATAATATCACTTCTTGGTTTGTTTCAAGAGCAATTAAACAATTCCGAAAAGACACTGAAGTTAGGGCAATTATTTCTTACGCTGATATTGATTTCCATTCTGGCACAATCTATCGTGCATGTAATTTTCAATACTGTGGGCTCACTGATGCGAAGAAAGACTTTTACTTTGCAGATGGAACTAAACACTCAAGAGGCAAAGTGAAAGGTGCTGAAGGAGAATGGAAAGAACGCTCCCGCAAGCACCGCTATGTAATGATTTTTGATAAGTCTCTAAATCTTTTATGGTGATGTAATTCTTGTATTTTCAGTTTTGATTGTTTTATTATCTACATACTGAGATGACTTTCCGTAAGTCATCTCTTTTCTTGTATCAAGAAGAGCTTGTTGTAAGTATCTAGGTTTTAATACATAGATACTTCTTTTTTGATTATTTTTATCAACTTCATATTCATAATTCGTCACACCTACAACTGGGTCTGGAATATAAAACACATTCTCTCCAAGTTTAGTGCTATCATTTGTATAGGTTGTTATTCCTTCTTGATAGCATATTGTAAAGTCTTCATCAACTACTTTACCTGCAGGAAGAATTAATCTTCCTTGAGTATCTTTAACTTCAGTGGTTTCGTAGTGATGTATATTATTCATATCTTCTCCATAAATTTCTTCAGAATATTGATAAATCTGTCTATCTGAAAGAGGCCACTGGTCTCTTACATTTGTAATTCCTGCAGTAATTAATACAACCCAGTCATATTGAACATTGCCATAAATTTCTTCTGCAACTATTTCTGGACGGGCACCATCAGGAATTTGATATTTGTTGAATATGGTAAAAACATTTTGTAGGTCATCACGAAGTTTAACTCTGCGAAATATATTTTTTACAAGTAGATAATCGTTTGAAGATTTTCTATCTTTTAAAAATGATTGATACTGTAAATTTGGTAGCTCTCTGAAGTAAGTCATCAGTATCCAACTCCTGTTTCGTTTTGCGCTGCATAGTCCTCATTATAAATTGGGGTGAGTTCTTGAAATCGCAATACTAACTGCATGTGAACTGGTGTTCCATCAGCATATGTTGTGTATGTATTAGATGCAGTAAAATTTAATGATAAATCTTGTAGAGCACATATCTTAAATTTATTCAAATATGGATGGGGTTTTGAACCATTCATATATTGAATTTTAAATACGCTAGGAGCAGTTAAAAATAATCCAGCCCCAGCTCCAGAATTTCCTTTTCTGGCAGACATCTCTTTTTTGAGAAAGATTATCATATTCCGAATGACTTGAGCTTCTTTTTCATCTCTTGGTGCTAAGTCAAACGTAAAATCAAAAGCAGAACGAAGAGTTATTCCTCTGAATAAAAGTTCAACATTTTCATTAAAAACTGCACCTGTGCTTCTTGCTAAAGCTTGATTAAATAAATCATCTTGACCTAATAATTGTTCAGCCGCCTTTGCTGCAAAAAAAGTTGAGATTGCTTTTTGACCTAATGAAGTTTGGGCGGCCTTACTAACTCCTAGGATTGTTGATGTTAAAGATGAAGTAAGCCCTTTTAAATAATTTTGACTTTTTAAAGTTTGTTCTGATATTCCTAATGTTGCTGTTGCAAGAGGCCCCATCTTGCCGCCAGTCCATTCAACTGCTTGCCCACTCATAGGAATTGTTTGAGGAATGGGTAAAATTAGAGTTCCTCTGATTGTCTTAGTACTTAAGGATCTATAAGTATCATCAGAACTATTTTGTGCAAAAGTAAAACTTCCTTCCGATGGTAAATTTAATCCCGGAGGCTCATATTCATAACAATCTATCTTAATATAGTCAGTTTTATTGTATAAAGCTTTTTGAGGATATCTAAATTCTGGTGGTTTTTTTCCACGAGAACTTGATGGTGTACTTGTAGGTGCAGTGGGGGTGGGAGTGGAGTTAGTAGGAGTACTGGCAGCTCTATACGCATTTATAGATGCGTTTTGTGCAGCAGATGATAATGGTGTTGTAAATAAATTATCCGCCATTTATTTTTTCTAACTATTTAGACGAATATTTCCAAAAGGCAATCTTCTTAAATCACTAAGTTCTTCTTTATAAACTTCATACATTCCTCCAGCAACTTCATCCCAAGTATAGTTTCTTTCTTTTCCCCAGTGATAATTAAATCCTCTAAATCCCCACCGATAAACTCCTGTAACAATAATTAATGGATTTTGGTCATATCTTATGTTTGGAGTTTTTGCATTATAAACAAATACATAAAGTGCTCCTGGTCTTGGGGGGTCATTCGTCTCTGTTAAAACATCCATTAATTCAAGCATGATATCATCGGCACTTTCAGTACCGATTAAATTTTTCACAATATTAGAAACACGATTTCTTTTTGAAGTTCTTTGACTTGAAGGTTTTCTAGCCATTACTTAATGTTAAGTTCTGCTTCTGTGATTATTTTGAATTCATATCCTCTATCAGCACACCACTCTTTTGCAGCTTCCCATTTAGATTGGTTTTTTGCATACTCATAAACTTCACTAATATATTGTTTCGTTTGCCTCTTAGGCTTTGGTGGTGGAACAGTTTGTTTCTTTGGTTTAATCTCAATCATATATTTTTTAATCGCTCCATTACTTTCTTTAACCTTAATTAGAAAGTCTGGAAAGTATCTATGAGGCTTACCATCAATCGGAGATTTATACCAAACAAACATTTCTTCATTTGACCACTCCATAATGTTTTGATTTGTGTCACAATAAACCATGAATTTTCGTTCCCATAAAGAACGATATATGATATTCGTTGGGTCGCCTTTGTATTTTTCTGGAAATGAAGGTTTGTATTTTCCTTTATATGACATCTAAATAACTGTAGTATACTACCCATATAAGGTATTTAGAGTGCCAGTAACTCCCCGTAAAATATCAGATATTAAACCATTACTAACAAATCTTGCGCAGACTTCTCATTATGAAGTGAGATTTGGAACCTTGCCACCAAAATTAATGATTTATTTGGCATCAAAAGGAGTTGATACACGGTTTATTGCAGAAAGTGCAGGTCTTCTTTGTTATTCTGCGTCTCTTCCCACAACACAATTGGCATCTTTTACTGTCGATGGAAATTATATGGGAATTCAAGAAAAGTTTGCTCATACCAGACAGTATGATACAATATCACTTGATTTTTATGTAGATAGTGATTATAGAATGTTGAACTTCTTGGAATGTTGGATGGAATTTATTGCAAGTGGATCTTCAGTAAGTCAAAATCTTGATGGATATTTTGCAAGAATGCAATATCCATCATATTACAAAACAAATCAAACAACTATTGTAAAGTTTGATAGAGATTATAGAAAAGAAGTTGAATATAATTTTAGAGGATTATTTCCAGCAGCCATAAGTTCAATTCCAGTGAGTTATGTTACTACTGATGTTTTAAAAGTATCAGCCTCATTTTCTTACGACCGCTATATTGCAGGAAGAACCTTATCACTCAATCAAAGTATTATTGGAGATAATAATAATCTTGATCCATTAACTACAAAAAATAGTTCCCCACCTTCTCCACAATCAGCAGATGAACTTTTGAGGCAGACATTACTTCCTCAACCATTAACGGATCAAGCAAATGCTTTAACTGCAACATTTACTACTCAAAGAATTATTTAAATTGCTTCTAAATAATTAAACCTGAAGTTTTATAGGTTATTATGCCTTTACCAAAAATTGCTACACCAACATATGAGTTGGAAATCCCATCATTAAAAAAGACGGTTAAGTATCGTCCTTTTCTTGTTAAGGAAGAAAAGATTTTAATTATTGCGATGGAAAGTGAAGATCCAAAACAAATTACCGAAGCAGTTAAAAATGTAATTGGCAATTGTATTGTAAGTCGTGGCATTAAAGTAGATCAATTAGCTACTTTTGATATTGAATATCTTTTTCTAAATGTTCGTGGAAAGTCTGTTGGAGAAAATGTGGATGTATTAATTACTTGCCCTGATGATGGAAGAACTCAAGTTCCAATAAGTATCAATTTAGATGATATTCAAGTAGAATTTAGAGAAGATCATATAAGAGATATAAAGTTAGATGATAATTTGACTTTGAGAATGAAATATCCATCCATGAATGAATTTGTAAAAAACAACTTTACCGATGGTAATATTTCTGTTGATGATACTTTTGATATGATTTGTTCTTGTATTGAGCAAGTTTACAGTGAAGATGAGTCGTGGACAGCATCTGATGTTTCAAAAAAAGAACTCAAGGACTTTTTGGAACAATTAACTTCCAAGCAATTTAAACAAGTTGAGAAGTTCTTTGAGACGATGCCGAAACTTTCACACACTATTAAGATTAAAAATCCAAATACTGGAGTTGAAAGTGAAGTTGTATTAGAAGGATTAACATCTTTTTTCGCCTAGGAATGGCGCATGAAGACCTAGCGTCATTCTATAAAACGAATTTTGCCCTGGTTCAGCATCATAAATACTCATTAACAGAGTTAGAAAATATGATTCCTTGGGAAAGGGAAGTTTATATTAGCCTACTTCAACAATATATTGAAGAAGAAAATCTAAAGAACGGCAATTCAAATGGCTAAAATAACATCATCTCCTATCGGCCAAACTATAGATACTGCAGCATCAACGATTTCACGTTCAGTAGTTTCTGGTGGAGGTAGAGGTTCCGTTCCTACAGGAGGTGGTGGGTCTGGAGGAAATTCAAATTCTGGAGGAGGTGGTGGAATAGTTGTAAGACCACAAGTTAGTTTAGTTGATGGTAATCAAGATTTAAGAATCCAAAGAAACGAAGAAACTATAAGTTCTTTGGGACAAAGTTTAGGGGTTATTCAAACTCAAATTGTAGATTTGGGTAATAATATTAATCAGCTTGCAACACAACTACAAACAGAAAGTTCTTTAGAACAAACTCAACTGAGACAAGAACAAGAAAATCGAAGAAGATTATTAGAAAGAAAAATTCGTGAAGGAAAAGAGAGCCAACTTGAGCAGAATATTACTTCAGCTTTAGCAAGACCGATTGTAAGACTTCAAAAAAATATTACAAGTCTTTTTGATCGCATAATGGGAGCGTTGACTACATTATTCTTTGGTTGGTTGACTAATGAAGGAATTGAAACACTTAAAGCACTTGCTGCTGGTGATAAGAAAAAGCTAGAAGAAATTAAAGGAAATGTAATTAAAAATATTTTATATGCAGTTGGTGCTTTTGCTGCAGTAAAATTAGGATTTAATCTCTTAATGAGAACAATTACTGGATTATCTCTTAGAATTGTAGGATTAACTGCTAGAATTGCTTTAGCTCCATTTCAAGTATTAGGAAGACAATTAGGAATTGGCGGACGCGAGGCTCAAGTTGCTGCTGGAGCCGCAAATGCGGCAAGAGGAGAGGCAAAGGTAGCAGCGGTTGGTGGTAATATAATAAGTAGAATGTTTAATGCTATCAAAGGTGTAGGAATTAAAGGTGCTGGAGGTGCTGCTGAGGGTGCTGCAGCAAAAACTGGAAGTAGACTTATTCCTGGACTTCAGCAAGGTCTTGCTGCTTTGTCAACTGGAATTGATTTAAGTCAGGGTGATTATTTAGGAGCAGCTTTGAGCGCATCTTCTGGGCTTCCTGGACCTTTAGGATGGCTTGGTTTAGGTGCTAGAACTTTATATGGATATGGTAAAGGTGAGTTTAATGGTCTTATGGGAAGTAATACATCTGAAGATCAATCTAGTGGTACTCCCTCACAACCATCCTCTGCAGAATCAAACTCACAACCTACACTTTCTACTCCTACCACACCAACAATTACTCCTACACCAACACAAACTCCAACTCCAACACCAACAGAAACCCCAACAATTTCTCCACAAACAACTATGATGCCTTCTGCTCCTAGTGCAGACATGGTTAAAAAGTTTGAAATGGCTTGGCAGTATAGAAATAATCCTATGGCAAGAGGAAAAATTGAAGATGCGTGGGAAAAAATGACGGATGAGCAGAAACTGCAAGCTAAAGAATGGGCTAAGAGTAAAGGGTATGATTGGAATGAGATGAAACTGAAAGAACCTGCAAATATTCAATCTCCACCAAAACAGGAAACGCCAGTTGGAACACTTCCAGAACCACAGCCAAATATTATTATGGCCGGTGGAGGAACTGATAGAACACAAGTTTCTGCTCCTCAACAGGAACCTTTAACCGATGTTCCATTCATTCCTTCTGCAAATCCTGATAATTTTTATTCCCTATATTCACAAGTAAGTTATAATGTGGTAATGTAAAATGTCAGTACAATCACCAATTTTTAAAATTCTATCACAATCTCAAAATAATCTCTCTAAAAATAGAGCTGGAATGAGAAATATTAATAGAATTCTTTTTAATCGCCAAAAGTTTAAAAGAGATTCATATTCTCAAACTAATTTTTTGGAAAAAAGAAGAGAAGAAAATGAAAGAAGACAGCAACTTGAAGATGAACTTGAAGCGCCAAGAGTAGTAACACAAAGAGATGGTGCATCACAATTAGCTCAGCAAGACACAAGTAAAGGATGGTTTGAACGTATTATAGGATTTATTGGTTATCTTTCCGCTGGTTGGATTATGAATAATCTTCCAACATGGATTGGAATTGGTGAAGAATTTTTAGCAAGAATAAAAAGAGCTGGAGAAATCACATCTGGATTTTTTAATGATACACTTAAAATGTTTAATAGTTTTGGAAATCTTTTAAGTGCTACTGGAGAAAATCTATCAAGATTTGATTTTCTTGATTCATCAAACAAAATTAAAAGTGCTTTAAATGATTTGAATTCAAATGTTGGGAATATGGGAAGTAGGATTGAAGAGGCACTTGGTTTAGTTACAACACCACTTACTGAAGGAAAATATAGTGGTAAAGACATCCCTAAACTGGGAACTGAACAAACAAATGAAGGTGCTTATCCTGAACCACCTCCTTATAATCCTGATGGGGGAAATGAACCTGTTTCGGGATATGGAACTAAAGAGCAACAGGCGTTATTAAAAACTATTAGATTTGCTGAAGGTACTTCTGGATCAACTGGATATAGTATGTTTTTTGGTGATAAATCGGGACAAGCAAAATATGGAGATCTTACAAAATTGTCTGCAAATGAAGTTGAAAAGTTAGTTACTAAATTTTTACAAGATCCTCAATCAAAATTTAGTGGTGGAAGTTCCGCTGCTGTTGGTGCATATCAAATAATCGGTATTGCTCAAAAAGCTAGAGCATTAGGAATGGATATGAATAGAAAATTTGATCAAAGTTTTCAAGATGAAATGGCACTTCGCTTAGCAGCTGCAAGAGGTGTAAGTGCGGAAGTGTTAAAAAGAGAGGGTCTTAGTGACGCAGTTATTAAAAAACTATCTCCAGAATGGGCATCATTTCCTGGAAATAATTATAATCAACCAACAAAAAAAATAAGAGATTTGCAATCAACTTATCAGTCATCTTTAAATTCTTCTTCACAATCACAATCACAACAAGTAGGCCAATCGAATACATCATCTTCAGTCGTTATTCAACCAAAAGAAACGATGTTAACATCTGGATATGGCTGGAGATGGGGAAGAATGCATTATGGTGTTGATATTGTTTCTAAAAATGGAAAAACTGAAGGAACTCCAGTTGTCTTAAAAAAGGGTGGAATAGTTGAATATGCATTTATTGATAGGGGAAATATGGGAATGGTTTTAATTACACATGATGATGGGACGCAAAGTAGATATCTTCATGTCAATAATTTTAAGGTTTCTCCAGGTCAGAGAGTTAAGGCTGGTCAAATTATAGCTTATCTTGCTGCTATGGGTGGTCCTGGAATTGGAAACGCAACAGGACCACATTTACATTTTGAATATTACCCATCCAAATCATCTGGACCAGTTGATCCTTCTTCTGTTTATAATAATTATGTTTCTCTTGGTGGAAAGGTAATATCCACACCCAATACTCCATTAGATTCTGCACAGCAATCTAGACAACCCACATCAGAACAGCAATCTAGACAATCTCCACCAACACAAGTGCAATCGCAAACACCAGCACAAATATCACCACCAGCATCACCACAAGGTCAAATTACTCCCTTTTCTATCACTCCAGAAAGAAGAGGTCCAGATATTATAATTGCTCAACCACGAAATCAACAACAAACTATTGTTACTTCTTCTTCTGAGGGACAATCACAACAAGGTTCTTCAATTAGTGATATTGATTTGTTAAATAACTTTATCAAAAACAAACTTCTTTTAGATCTGACGTATCTATAATGTCAATTACAAAATCCATATATGAAGAGCTAATCTTAGAATCAAATGATCGTTCCAGAACAATTGATATTTCAACTGGAGCGATTTCCTTTGATTACTATGAAGATATCTTTTCGCCATCAATTACTGCAAAAATTAAAGTTATAACTACAGGAAATGCAATTGTTGCAGAAGGTGGAACAGGAAGACAGTCCATTTATAATGGTCTTCCACTCCGAGGTGGAGAAAGAGTTTCTGTAAAAATTGCTGGAAATTCTACAACTAATCCCGGATTGGATTTTTCAAAAAGAGTAGAAGACTATATGTATGTTTCAAGTATTACTGATGTAATTTCAGAAACAAATCAGGAAAGCTTTACTCTTAATTTAGTTTCCAGAGAAGCAATTTCTAATGAAACTTCGCGTGTAGGTAGAAAATATCCAACAAGTTTTAAAATTAGTGATTCAGTTGATGATATTTTAAAGAATTATTTAAAAACAACAAAAATTGGAACAATTGATAAGTCCTCTAACAAATATGGATTTATTGGAAATCTAAGAAAACCGTTTACGATTTTAGTTTGGTTGGCATCAAAAGCAGTTCCTGAAAGTTCTGGAAAAGGAACTGCAGGATTTCTATTCTATCAAACACAGGATGGATTTCAATTTAGATCGGTTGATTCATTAATTACACAACCTCCAAGAACAGATGTAAATGGAAATAAAGTAATTTACACTTACAATCAGTCTATGACTGCTTATGATGAAGAGGATAAGAAAGTTAATAATGACTTTAAGATTTTGAATTATCACGTTGAGAAGAATCAAAATTTGGTTGAAAAGCTAAGATTAGGAACTTACTGTAGTCATAGAATGTTCTTCAATCCTTTAGACTTTAAATTCTCAAATCCTGAGGAAGGATTATTTAAACTTAAGGATTATGTTGGAAAGGCAGAAAATCTTGGCAGTCAGCTTAAGCTACCTCCATTATCTGAAGGATCTGATAAAACTTTAGGAGATGTTCCAACTCGTATGATTACTGCGATTTATGACGTTGGAACGATGGAACAGGATGCGTCAAAAGAAATAAATTCAAATCAAAGTGATTATCAATCTCAAACCTTAATGAGATATAATATTCTTTTTACTCAAACTATGAATATTATTGTAGCCGTAAATACTAATCTGAGAGCTGGTGATGTAATTGAGTGTAGATTTCCTAAAGTTGAACAATCTAAAGAGAAAGAATTTGACACAGAAACAAGTGGACTATATATGATTAAAGAACTGTGTCATCATTTTGATGCAAATCGTTCATATACTTCTATAAAATTAATCAGAGATACATTTGGAATTAATACAAAGGCATAATATATGTTAGATCAGTCATTACTTCAAAGTCATTTTATAGGAAGAGATGGTTTTCGTTGGTGGATAGGACAGATTCCTCCTGTCACCACGATGGGAAAGCAGGTTGAAGGTGGTGGATGGGGAAATAGATTTAAGGTTCGTATTCTTGGCTATCATCCCTATAGTCAAGTAGAATTGCCAAATGAGGATTTGCCTTGGGCGCAGGTTTTAATTCCAACGACCTCTGGAAGTGGTGCGGCAAATTGCGCCACTGGAGTTCAATTGCAACCTGGAGATATAGTCCTTGGATTTTTTCTAGATGGAGATAATGCTCAAATACCTGTTATTCTAGCAACTTTTGGTAGAACTGATCAAGTTCCATCTACAACTTATAGATCGCCATTTGAGGCATTTACTGGATATTCTTCTTTAGTGAATAAGGACAGTAAGTTGACTCCAAGTGAAACTAATGAGGTTAAACAAAATTCTCAACCATCCCCACAAAATATTTCTCCAGAACAAGCACAACAATTATCTCAAGAGGTTGGATTTAAAGTTATTTCAATTAATGAAGCAATTGGAGACACCGTTCCTTTAGCAAACACAGTTCAGAATACTAAAATTGCTGCGATTAAATCTGTTGTAACTGGTTTGCTGAATAAGATAAAAAGAATTGCTGGAGAAGTTCAAAAAATACGACAATTCATATCTGATGCTGCTGATAAAATTGTCTCTATTTGTAATGAGTTTGTTGGTTCATTAATGAATGGTCTTATAGTTCAATTAAAAAGTTTACTCAAAGAGGGATTAAAACTATTATATAAACTTGTTTATGCTCAAGTTCTTGCTGCCACGGGAAATCCAGTTGCTGCTCATCTTGCTGGAGTGGCAGCACAAGAAGCTATGGTTATACCTGTGAAATTGCTTGAAGATTCATTCCAGTGTATTATGGGTAAAGTGATTGATCTTCTTAAAGATCAAGTTGTGAATATTATTACATCTGTAGTTGATAGTGTAGATAGATTTGTTGGATGTGCTGCAGACCAATTTGTAGGTTCTCTTTTGAATTCAGTTATAGGAACTTTGGAGTCTTTACTTGATGGGCCTTTAGGAGCTGTTTCAAATTTACTTCAATTCTTTTCAGATTTTAATCCCGGAAATTTAATGAGATCTATTATTGATGGTCTCTCAAGTGCTGCAGGAGCTTCCTTTGGCTGTAATCAAAGTCTTACTGATTATACTGGAATGGTAAATCAGTGGCTAATTGGAGGTTATGCTGCATTTGATGGAGGAAATACTTTTAAAAATATACAAGATGTTGCTAATATTATAAATTCTGGAGTAGATCCAAAGTCAGTTTTAAATTGCTTTTCTGGTGCGCTACAGATAGCAAGTCCTCCTACTATCAATATATTTGGAGGAGTTGGTAAAGGTGCAAAGGCAGTTCCTATTTTTGGCAATATAACCACAAATTCAAAGGGCAATCTTACTGCAAGCGTAATAGGGGCTCAAATTACAAATCCTGGTTCTGGTTATACTTTTCCACCATTTGTTGAAGTTGTTGATGATAATGATCAAGGATATGGTGCTATTGGAAGATCTATAATTAATGAAAGTGGTGAACTTACTGCAATTTATTTTGTATCCGAAGGAGAGAATTATTCGGTTGGAAATATCGAGGAATATTCAATAGTAGATGTTATTGTTGATAATGGAGGAAATCAATACGATGAAAATGATACAACAGTTACAGATAATCGGGGAAATCAATATGATATTCAAATTTTTAATGGAAAAATAACCAAAGTTACTCCTCAATCTTCTCTAAATAGTGTTGTAGATTCTCTTCCAGTGTTGACAGTACAATCAGATTCTGGAACTGGAGCCGTTCTTCGTCCAATATTAGGACTAGTAGGAACTTCAGAATTTACTGGAGAAGTTAAAACATTAATCGATTGCCCAATCTAAAATGGCAGAAAGAAATAAAAACGTATATAAAAGACAATTAATTAGTTTCAATCCTAATTTTAGAATTGATACTGCAAATCCTCAAATGGGCAGAAGTGGTGTTGATGTATATAAAATATATGGAGTGACTGATGATGGAGAAACTCAGTCATCAATTTCTCTAAGTAGTAGTGGGTCTTTTGAACTTTATAATGATAGAACTATTACAATATGTGGCGGAACAGATAATACTAAAAAAGATGAAGATGTAGTTATTATTGGAAAAAATGGTAATGTTTCAATTACCGCAAATGGAATGGTTAGAATTCGTGGTACTTCTATTATGCTTGAAGCAGATGAAGACATACATTTGAAAGCGGGAAGAACTGTCAATATAAACAGTGGTTCTGGTAGAACATTAATTCAAGGAAATCAAATTGATGTCTCTGCTCCTCTTGGAAGTCTTATGGATGAATTGGGCCAGGGATTTTTACAGAATGTTTTTGAAGGTAGTTATATTGGTTTAGATCTTGTTGCTGATATTTTACAAAGAAATTCATTATTGACTGGTATTGCTGGCGTGGTTTTAAATAAGGTATTATAATTATAGCTCATGTCAGAAATTAGCACATGTAAAAAAAATGACAGAGAAGCTTTACTGAATGACATATTAGAAATTGTTAATGCTTCTCCTCAGTCATTATACAGAGATCCATCACCAGATAGTCAATTCTACAGCTTAGAGTCCCATTTTAATAATAACGTTATTTTTTATCAGGACATAACAGTTCATGGTAAATTAAATTTTAATGCTGTAAAAATTGATCAATTTATTGCCAATAACCTAGTAGTTGTTGGAACATCAACATTTTTTGGACCAGCAAGTTTTTATGATAATGTTTATATTGATGGAAATTTAAATGCTGGTATCATTACTGCTAGAGATAGATTAAATGTTGGGTGTGGAGGAACAACTCTTACTGCTGATAATGCAACTGGAAGAGTTGGTGTTGGTACTACAACTCCAAGACAAACTGTTGATATAATTGGAACTGAAATTGTAAGTGAACGAATTGGTATAGGAAGTGTCAACCCTCAACAAAGAGTAGATGTAGCTGGAAGTGTAAAAATTGATGTAACAATTTACGATTCTACAAATGTTCCTGGAAAAAACGGATATTTTATGGTGAGAGATCAAACTGGCCTTCGTTGGTTGCCGCTAGTTGCAGAAAGTAGACCAGATTTTCCTGGAATTGCTACAGATGGTATTTTTGTTCTTGATGAAATGGTTCCACTTTATCCAGGATAATAATTTAACTATAAATATTTCTAAAATAAAAGTAGTAGAATGACTAGATTCTATGTTCAAGACCAAGGTGTATTCGTTCCAACTAATGATTTAGCGCAAGCATTTGCTGCACTTAATTTTAAACAATTAAACAGTCTTGGTATAGGAACAGATACTTTAATACCTGTTGTAAATCCGGATAATCCAAATTGGATTGCAGATATACAAACTCGGGATTTATGGGGATTTGTTGGAAGTGGGAGTAGTGCTCCAATCTATAGAATGACAAAGGTTGGAATTCAAAATAATAATCCAACTGCAACTTTGGATATTACTGGAACAGTTCATGCTACAGGTGATGTTGATTTTGATGCAAAATTAAATGTTGATGGTGATACTACTCTTAACGCAACCTTAGATGTTGATGGTGCTACTACACTTAATAGCACTCTAGATGTTGATGGAGCCACAACTCTTAATAATACATTAGATGTTGATGGTGCTACTACACTTAATAGCACGCTAGATGTTGATGGTGCTACTACACTTAATAGCACTCTAGATGTTGATGGTGCTACTACACTTAATAGCACGCTAGATGTTGATGGAAATACAGTTCTACACGGAACTTTAGAACTTGATTCATCTTTAATTGATGTAAATAATAGCACTGCCACTGGAAAGTTTGATTATAGATTATCATCTGTAGGTACTGGAGTATCTTGGAGACCTCCTGGAGTTCAAACTCAAAATACGATTTGGGTGACTAAAGACGGTAATGATTCAAATACTGGTTTCTTAGAAGGGGACGCAAAAGCAACTGTTGGTGCTGCTGCTTTAATTGCAGAACCTGGAGATACAATTGTAATAAGACCAGGAGTTTATCTTGAGAATAATCCAATTGGACTTCGCACTGATATTACAGTCACTGGACAAGATTTAAGATTAGTCACAATCACTCCAATTAATGTAACAAAGGATGTATTTCATGTAAGAAGAGGATGTTTAATTGAAAATATAAACTTCGCTGGAACTAGTGTTGCAATTGCCCACACTGGTTGTGGAGCAGTAGCTTTTCCTCCAATAAATTCTGGAGACTTTGCAAATACTGGATATATTGCGGCTGGTCCAGCACTTGAAGGCCCTAGTGGTAGATGGAGAAGTCCATACATAAGAAACTGTACGAACTTCATGACTGGTAGTATTGGAATGAAGATCAACGGAGATCATGCGAGTGTAACAGATGTAATAAACAATATTGGTAATAATTTGAAATGTATGGTGTGTGACTCATTTACTCAATACAACGAAAACGGAATTGGAGTTTCAATTACTAATAATGGTTATGCTCAGTTGGTTTCTATTTTCACAATTAATTCTCATATTGGAATTTATTGTGATACTGGAGGTTCTTGTGATCTTACAAACTCAAACTCCTCTTTTGGAAATTATGGTTTATATGCAGTAGGTTTGGGTTCCACAGAATTTACTGCTACTGTAGGAACTTATCCTCCAGACAGAACTCAACCTGGAGTTGATGCAAATAGTGATAAAGTTACATTTACAAATATGAGAGATGTCTATAATAATACAAGAAGACCTTATGATGGACAAGCACTTTTCTTTAAAATAAGTAATGTTAGCAGATCAAGATATCCAGATGCAGATCCATTCACAACTATACAAGAACCTTTGAGAAGAGTTGATTCAATTAAAGTTACAAATCAAGGATCTGGATATAGTGCGGCCAATCCACCAACAGTAATTATTCGTGATGCAAATGATCAATCTCAACAACCAAAGGGGCCACAGGGAATTATTGCTCAAGTAAGTCCAACTATAGATATTGATGGTAAAATGATAGCAATTGATGTTGTTAATAGTGGAAGAAATTATCTGCCCACACAAAATCTAGAAGTTTTTATTGATGGTGGTGGTGCAGCAGCAGAAGTCATTACTGCTCCGATTTATTATACTGTAGATTCTGCAACTGCACAAACAAATACTGGAATAACTACAATTACATTTAATGAATTCATTCCTTATGAATTATTTGGAGATGAAGCTGTATCTTTAAAGAGAATTAGTCGTATTCTTACAAGTTCTCATTCATTTGAATACATAGGTACAGGAACCAGTATAAATAACTGCACACCTTTCCAAGGTGCTGTTCCAATTAAAGCCAACGAAATAGTTGCATTAGAAGGAGCGCAAGTTCCATTTACTAGTACAGATCAAAAGGGTAATTTTGATATTGGTGAAGGTTTTCAAATTAACCAACCTACAGCAACTATTCGTGGAAGGGATTTTAGTAAAGCTATACAAGCAGAAGTCACACCACTCATACTTGCGTTGAGATAAAATATGGCAGTCGCTCCACTTAATAAGTTTCTCACAATTGCAGTTCCTGTTGCACCTGGAGAACAAACAGTTTATACAACTCCTACTGGAGTTTCTGCAATTGTTCTTTATGCTCAAGTTGCAAATGTTGGAGTAAATACCTATCCTACAGTTACTTTTACACATAGAAGAAAAAGTACTTCATCAAGGACAGCGGGAAATACTAGAAATATAAGAGTTATTAAAAAGGCAGAAGTTCCGCCAAATGATTCTTTAATTATTATTGATGGGCGATTAGTTTTAGAAAGAACTGCAGTAATTACAGATTCGATTGTAATAGAAGGTACACAGTCTGGAGTAGTATCAGTTTCTACTTGTTCTTATACCAACAGCACAGGAGTAACTACAGTTACAACTTCAACTGCTCACAATTTTAATGTAGGTGATGAAGTTACGATGAGTGGTTTAGCATTTACTTGTAGTGGATCTTATGGCCTTACAACTTCAATTTTTCCATCACCTCAACAATCTTTTACGGTTACGAGCATTATTGGCGCTGTAGGAACATCCAAAACTTTTGTAACTAATTCTGGAACGGTTACTGGAATTGCTCACACTTATGTATCTGGTGGTTTGGTTGCACCACTACAAATGGAGTTTATTTGCAGTATTCTAGAATCTAACATATCATAATTATTATGCCAAAGTATTTAAGTAATAGAGTAAAAAGAACTCCTTTATCTGGACTTACCTCTGCTAGATATAGCTACTTAGGCTTAGGTCAAGCAGAACCTGATTTGGGTGATCCTATAATTGGACCTTCATCAACTGGAGCAAAGCCAATTAAGCCTGGAAATCAATATATTGTTGTTGGTGTAGAAGGATATCCTGGAGAGAGATTTTGGATTCCGAATCAAGGTGGATTGATACCTGGATCTATTAGTGTTTTTGATGAAACAACTCTTGTTGGTGGATTAAGTAGTACTACACAATTAATATTCAAAGGTGCTGCAATAAAAGCAGAAGGTAAGGCTGGACCTCCTCCTGGAATTGGAGTTACAATTACTGTATTTTCTCCAGGAAACGATGGAGAATTACTATTTAATACTGCTAATGATTTTTCAACAAATACAAAATTAAGATTTGATACTTCAATCGGAAGATTATCTGCTGGAGATAGATTAATTGTAGGATCTGGTGGAACTGTAATTACAACAACTGGTGTTGGTTCCGTTGGAATTGGAACTACAAATCCAACACAAGAATTGCATGTTCAGGGTGATCTAAGACTTACAGGAACCATTTATGATTATTTGAATCAACCAGGAAATACATCAGAAATTTTAGCTAAAAATAATTTTGGTGGGTTAACGTGGGTAAATCAAAATACAATACGATCAGGAGCTGGAGGAGCATATCAAACTGTTCAATTCCATAATTCCGCAGATTTAGTTGATGGTGCTCCAAATTTTGTATATGATGAAGTAAACAGTAGAGTTGGAATTGGAAGTACAAAACCAACAGTTTTACTAGATGTCTTAGGATCTTCTAAGTTTACTGGTCAAACTCAGATTGATAATTTAAACGTAACTGGAGTTGCAACAATTGCAACACTTGGAGTTACTGGAACAACTACTACAAGAAATCTTTTAGTAACTGGAATTACTACTCTTGGAGTTCTAACTGGCACAAATGCTTACTTTACTGGAATAGTTACTGCAAATAAGTTTGTAGGCGCAGTTGATATTACTGATTTATATGTAACTGGAATTGCAACAATTGGAACTCTTAAAGTTACTGGGCTGACTACAACTCGTGACCTTACTGTATATGAATCCACTATTTTAAATAGATTAAAAGTATCTGGCATATCTACATTTGATTCTCAAGTTATTATTAACAATTTAAATGTAACAGGTGTAGGTACATTTGATAATATTAAATTAGATACAAATACGGTTTCAACAAATGCGGGAAATCTAATTATAGATTCAAATGCAGGAACCACTCAAATTAATGATGCAGTTTACATTAACGATACTACTTCGTCTACAGATAAAAATACTGGATCTTTAATTGTTGAAGGTGGTGTTGGAATTGAAAAAGAGCTTTATGTTGGTGGAGTAGTTGGTGTTACTTCTACATTAAAAGACTTTTACGGAAATGTAGGTATTGCTGGTAGTATTTTAGTTTCTACTGGAACTGGAGTAAGTTGGACTACTCCATATGCTGCTGGTCTGCAAGGGACACAAGGAACTCAAGGAACTCAAGGAGCACAAGGTTCTCAAGGAACTCAAGGTATTCAGGGTCGTCAAGGAACTCAAGGTTCTACAGGGGCACAAGGTACTTCAGGTTCTCAAGGAACTCAAGGAACTCAAGGAGCACAAGGTTCTCAAGGTACTTCAGGTTCTCAAGGAACTCAAGGAACTCAAGGAGCACAAGGTTCTCAAGGTACTTCAGGTTCTCAAGGTACTTCAGGAACTGTAGGATCTCAAGGGGCACAAGGTACTTCAGGTTCTACAGGGGCACAAGGTACTTCAGGTTCTACAGGGGCACAAGG